CGTGCATTGCGGGGACGCTTGCGTGGCGCTTGTGGTTTCTTTGGTTTGTCAACTTGTTCTTCGGGGTCCATCAAACGGCTATCGGTGACTCCGAAATATCGTCTTCCTTTGTTGGTAAGTGGGTACCACACTTCATCTGTTCTAAGAATGTACCGCTCGCCGTTGCGCATGCCGTCAAAGGGACCTTTTATGGGTTTTTCAAAATATCCTTTTTGAACAAGTTTGTCTAAAGTGTTTTCTTTATCGTCAAAGAAGGCGTAAAAGCCATTGTAATTATAACCATCTAGAACAGGTTTGATTTTGCTAAGCATTGCTTTCTCGGCATCATCAAGGTCGTCACCCGTTCGCTCGTCAACCTCTCCTGTGCGAGCCGCACCTGGCTTCTCTAGTTCTCTGCGGACACGGCGACGCTCCGAATCACGCAAACCCCTATCGCGTGCATCAGCCAAAGCCTCAGTCGTATTACGGGCTCTGCGACGCGCCTGCACTCCACGCCCACGCGGACGCTCGGGCGCGGGAGCCGGTGTTGCTTCTCCACCATCAAGAACCTCAGCGATACCACGCAAACCTCGCTCAGCGCGACCTGCGCCTTCTGCGCGACCTAGACGCTCCAACATTCTTCGGTTGCGACGCTCCACACGGCGACCCCTGCGTCGGTCGTCAAGGTTTTCCATCCGTTCGCCAATGTTGGTAATTGCATTCGCGATACGACGAGCAACTCCCCATCCGCAGTTTCTGCCGAATCTGTCGGTGATTTGACCGCCGTAACGAGTCCCAACAGGGCATCGCCATCCTCCGCGCCTTCCCGTGCCAGGGATTGACAAACCCGGGTCCCAAAGAGCGCGAACTCGCTTGACCTCATAATTGAATGTTGACTTTGTTTGTTCGTAGATGAAGTTCCGTGCCTTGTATTCGGTGAGATTGACTTTGCCGTCTTTGTCGGAGAATCCGAGGGGAACTGAAGAAATATCAAACGATTTTGCTGACGGATATCTTTTGCGCGGCGACAAGGGCTGATTTGTGTCCGATAGAAAGTCCTGTAGCAGATTCAAGTTGCCTCGCGTCGGGTTAATCGGACCCTCAATCGTGAAATCGTCGTCAAGAGCAGCGTCTAATTCTTGCTTATTGATTGGACGATTCCTATAAACGGAGTCAAACACATCAGCGACATCATCTGCCTCATCAGAAAGTGGTTGAAAATCTGTACCACCCGGATTTACTGTCACCAAAAGATATGGCGCATTGTCGCGTTTGTGGCGAACAAAAAAGACTTTCTTCATAGAGGTTTATCTGCCCCCGAAAGCCGTTCAACGGCTTCTCTTCCTTCGCGTGCGATTTCTTCGCGACGCTGAGCCTGCTGTCGTGTCGTTGAGCCCAATCTTCGGCTCTTTTTGATAAATGTTTCGTACACCCACTTACGGACGCGACGCTTAACTCCATCTTCGCCAGTTATCTCAACGAATGATAATGGGTCAGGGATTTTGCCGTATGTTTCTGTGTATTTGAACGCGCCGTTTGTTCCCTCGGCAAACTGTCGGATGCTTGCACCTGGGTCATACTGGTCTGTTTCTCCGATTGCGCGATTCAACTGTCTGCCAAACTTTCGTCGTTCACCAACAGTCAACGGGCGGGGGCGCTCAATAGTCATCACTACACCGTTTGGTGCGACAAATGAGATTCTTTGCATTGAGGCACCAGCAAGCAGGGCAACATCGTCGGCAGCAATTTCTCGCGGGATTTGCACGGCGCGAATCATCGCACCATCCAACATGTCGGGATTTCCGCCGAACTCACGCAACACAGAAGAAGGAACTAGCGGTCGCAAAATAATTCCATCTCGCCGAATCATGCGTCCCTCACCAGCGGGAGCGCCTTGAAGTACGGTGATTGATTCAGATACCGAACGGGCAAAACGGGGTTTGTTTGGACCAGGGTTTCGTGGGATTTGTGCCATGCGTTGAATCTGTACGGCTCGGTCGGGTGAAGCGTTTCCTTCAATTACTTCCGAAAGGCTCGTAATACGCGCTTCGGGGGCGTTAATAGCACCACGAACCGCACGAGCCAACAAAGCAAGCGGACCTGGAATTCCAAACAATTGTGCGCCACAAGTGGAGAATGCGTTGTCGGTAAATCGTCCACCGAATTCAAAACCCGCAGGGCATCGGTATCCGCGTTCCCCACCTCTTCGCCGACCTCCTCCACCACCACCTGGTGTCAAACCACGCCAGATTGCGGAACGAATCGGACTACGAATAGCACTCAAATTGCCGGGCGTCAATATACTGCCCACAGCCTGTGCGGCTCTGCCGAGACCAGAACGAGCCCTGACGAGACCGACTTTTTGTTCATAGTGATACACATCAATCGGTGCAGAAAGTCTTGCCTGCTTCTTTCTCAGGAACATTGCGGTCTTGTAGTTCGCAATATTTTTTTCAGATAAGCGACCTTCTGTGCGCATGTACAGCAATGGAGATGTTGTGATGTCGTGTTGCTCTGCGGTCTCATCAAAACGTACAGTCAACTGTTTCTCTAGGGGGATTATCGTGCGGCGGACACTCTTCGCCCCACGCGGCGCATGAGGTCGTTTCCTGATGAGAGTTGCGATTGAAGTATTGAGCCCGTTATGCATCTATGCCCTTGCCGTGGTGAGCCACATGAGGCTGGCTATCCGATTGTACCTTATTGCTAGGTTTCAATAAGTCAGTAGATTGTCTACTTATTCCAAGTTTTTCGCAATTCGTTGATGTTGTTGTCTGTAATCACCAACGGCGGAACCATAACCTTCGGTCTGAGGTTTTGTAGAAGTTGCCATTCGCGAGGTAACAATTTTTCCTTATACAAGATAATTTTATACCACTGCTCCTTGGCATCAGGGGAAACAATAATCCATTCGAAACCAGTCCAGTGAATCTGCTCAATTCCACTTGTGTTGCTCATTGGGCTCCTGCTTTAACTCTGCGTAATCTCGGTATTGCCGCGATGATTTTTTGAATGTTTTCCTGATATTCAGCCGCGGACGGTGGGGCGCCCATGGGTGGAACGCTCGATTCAGAGAAAAGTCTATCCAACATCTCTCTCGCTTTTTTGGGTGAATCATCCAACGCTCGGAAACTACCGAATTGTCTTGTAAACACATCCAAAACTCGTGACTCTGCTACAGCCTCCATCACATTCGTCTGCCCGTACTGTGACGCGACACCTAGCACGCTCATCACTTCCTGATTGTCCACCCCGTTGGTGGTTATCTTCTGAGAGTCGATACCCAAGTATGCATCCAAAATCGGTTTGTATTCTTGGCTTACTTGTGCAATTTTCTTTCCGCCCATGGCTTGTTTGACTGCATCAACCAACTGTTGTTTTGTAACGGGTTTTCCATCTTCATCAAACAGTTCATAGCCTTCTGGAAGTTTTAGTTGTACCGCATCTACAGCCTGCTGTCTTACCGCGGCAGCCTCTTCGCGACTCATCGTATTGAACTGTTTGCCCGGTGGTACAAACGGGTTCACATTTGGAAACATCAGGTCACGCTCATAGTTCTCTACCGCTTCAATAAGTTCGGTTGCATATTTTGATTTGGGCGCAGTGCCCCAAGCCAACTTTTCTAGGTCAGAAGAAGACAAATCTGGTGCGCCACCAGCACCCCTACTTTTCAGCATCTCTGCCGTCGCAACATCAAACAGATATTGATTTAGGTTGTGTTCCGGTCCGTCAACAAAATTTCTAAAAGAGGGGCGTTTCCGTTTGCTCTTGATTTCTTCCTCAACTTCATCCCATGTCGCATCTTTAGGGAAGTCATATCGCTTAGAGAACATTACGCCCATGTATGAATCAGAAAGTTTATCTCCCCTATTTCTTACTTGTTCACTGATGGATGGTGCGTTTTCGCCCATCTCAATACCGAGCGTTTTAAATTGGTGCATAAAATGTTCAGCGTGTGCACCCTCATGAATGGCGAGTCCAACCTGATGGTCGTCCGCCCCCATGAAACGCAAAGTCTGAGTCATCCCCTGACCTTTGGGCAGTACATTTTGTTTCGTTTGGTCAAAAATCATCGAGTCCGGTACTAGCGAAACTTTTGCCATTACTTTTCCGTCACCGCGCATACCGACCTGTGCATAACCAGCCGCGTCATTCATGGAGGCTGGTCCATCAACACCGTGGAGTTCAAGCATGACGCCTCCCTTTAGATTGGGGGCGCCTTTAAAAATTTCGTCCATACCGACGAGTGCTTCTAGATATCCTTGCGCAATCGCCTGTTTTACGGTTTCTCTTCCTTCCGCATTTTTCTTCATCCAACCCGGTTGACCCTTGTCATTTCGCATTGAATTTATTGCGTCAATGATTGCTTGACCTTTTATCTTGCGGTAGGCATTAATTTCCGCTGAATGATTTGGGTCTGCTTCCAATAATATGTTCGCCTTAGCCATACCTTGTTCTTCCATCCAAGTCACAGCAGTATCCAGTTGTTTTTCAATGGGTGTTTGCAGAACCACGCCCATTTTGCCTGCAAGTTCATCTATTTGTTGGGATGGGGGCTTATTTTTATCTATGCCGTGTTTGTCCAAAAGCGCATTAGTTTTTTCTTTGAGTTCGGCATTAAATTTTTCAGCATCTACGGTTATTTGTGCATACCCTGGGGGTCGGACAGACTGTTCAGGAGCACTTGGCAAAAGTGCGTCCGAACTTACCGTCGTGGCGACATCAAGATGTCTTGGTGATTTGAGTTTTGGTGTAACTGATTTAATAACCTCATCCGCATCGGTTTTGGGCAAGCCGATATCTTGCGTAGTCAAATCGACGTCGGGAATTCTGCTGTCAACTTGTCCAAGCGCTTCTTGTGCTTTTTGTGCGCGTTTTTGCTTCACCAAATCCAAAATGTCAACTGCTGTTGGTCCGCCCTCAGACGTTTGCGCAACAGTCTTTCTCTGTATGCCATAGTCTTGCGTCCAGTCATTCGCCACAGGCAATATTTCCGAAATGTTTGCATCCAACACGATGACTGGCATTTGGTGGTCATTTCCAAGTACCCCGTCTTGGTAATCCATTCCTGCTTGTGCACCAACACGATGATGTCCGTCAATAATGTATCCGTCCTTAGATACAAACACGGCTTCTTTGCCTGGGTCGTATTCGCCTCTCTTTTTGGCACGCATCATGCCGACAACTTTGTGACCCTGCATGTCTCGTTGAGTTGCCTTAAGTTTTGTTGACGGCACCATTTCTACGCCGACCTCTTTGCCGTCCTCCCCGACTCTCGGCTTGATACCTCTTTCCGCAAGATATGCCAACATATCTTTCTGTCCGTTAATTTCACCTTTTTTAACGAACTTGTCTAATTTCTTTTGCAATTCGTCTATTTCGGCTTGCGGACGTCCATCTGCTATTGCTTTATCAACCGCATCTTGCAAAACCTTTACTTGCGCATCAAATGCTTTTTGAGCCCTTGAACCCGCTACTGGTTTACCTTCCGCCTGTGGCATCAAGTATCGCGGTATTCCCTTGTTGCCCAAGCAAAATGCGCTTGTTCCCTTCACGGTTATTTGACACAAATCAAAAACAGCGTTCTCAAGAGTTACGTCATCAATTTCCCCATTCTTGTGCATTTCCTCCAAATCTGCAATAATGTGCCCGAGTTCATCCATCAGCATGTGAGCACCCTCAACATCGGGCATGTCAACAATCTTGCCTTCAAGAAGAGCGACAACCCCCTCTTCAACGGTGTTAACTTCCACCCTTTCGCGTTCGGGTGCATTGGGAATATTCAGCCCATCAACGTACGCATCCCACTTTGCTTGTGTCGCAGCGTCTACGGTGTCGTCCACCAATTCAACGACATTCGGAACCATATTCTCGCGACGAGTTGGTTTCATTCGTCTCTTACGAACTGCCAAGTCGGTGCGACTGACTATGTATTCTGCAAGTCCACCAAATCTTTGTGTCGTTGCAACTTTGTCTAGAATCGCTTGCATATTTTTGCGCTGAGTTTCGGTAATTTTGCCCTGTCGTACAAGTCTGTCCAATACTGCTTCGGCTACTTGTGACGAACCGTAGCGCAACACTTCCGCCAAAGCGAGAGTAGACGCAGACAACGAACCACTTCCGTCCATGTTCAGATAGTCCATGACATCCAAAGCAACCAAAGAGGCAAGCGCTGCAACTTTTGCTTTGCCCTTAAGTTTTTTACCGTCAGGACCACGCAACATTTTTTGAGCATTGTCTATTAGCGATTGGGTTGAATTAGCAAGTTTTTGAGCGGCTCGCCTCGCAGCACCCAAACCCGGCACCATACAGTTCGACATTTGCAAATCTGTGAACTGATTAGCATTAGGAGTACCCGGCGGACATCGCAACTTGCCCAAAGAATCAACAATCACACCAGCAGCACGCGCTGCTCTCGTGCCCACACTTGACAAGCCTTCGCGTTCTTTTAACGAACGACCGAGAAATCCCTTGTAGAGCAGCACATCTTCTGCAACAAACTCAACGGATTTTCTGTAGCGCTCTACTCGCTGATTCGCGGTATAAGCAAGAGACGAATTCATCGTCTCTCCTTTTTAATCTGAAACTGATTCGTCGGAAGACACTTTCTTGCGTTTTCTAGACTTCTTGGGTTTATCGTCTTCCACTTTGTCATCTGTTTGTTCACTTTGGGGTTCTTGTTCTGCATTGAGTTTTGAAACAACGCCCGAAACCTGCTGATTAGTTCCTTGGGTCTGATACTGACCAGCGGTTTCATAACCCGGTTTACGCATACGATTAGTTCGTTGGGTTGATGTCCTGCTCAACAGTGAGCATTTCAAACTCAAGCAAATCACCTATGAACTTCTTCGCTTCGTCGTCCGACAAAACCTTTTCCCCGTCGCTCCACTCATCGGGAATCAACTCTGCGCGCCCAAGAGCCTTTGCCCGCTTTGTGATGTGAGTCTTGGCTGCTGACTTATCTTTTGCTCTTCCATAAGCCTGAATCGCATTCTTCAGGTCAGCCTCATCAACAATTGGATAAGAACCATCCGGTAGAGCGTGACCCTGAGCCGCCAACTCCTTGCGTCGCTCGTCGCTGTACATGCGCTTCAACGCAAGGTCGGCGACCTCTTCTTCAATTTCGTTTGCTTGTTCGGGGTCGTATTCGTCGTAGCCAAGAATTTCTCCGTCAACGCCGACGAACACATCGTAGGATTTTCCGTCTACGCCCTCAATTTCAACGGCGTAAGCGTCGTAGCCCTCAAACATGTCTGCGTCAACTGCGATAACTTCACCCTCAATTGACTTGACAGCGATATCCGCCGCATCGTCAAACGAGATGACTTTATCGCCGGGAACGACACCGACTTCACCAATGAGGTCTTCATTGAGAAGGTGCCAACCCATGCACTCGCCAGTTGAGCCATCAAAGTATGCTTCAATCGGTTTGCCGTCTTTGCGCTGAATGTCAACGACGAAGATGTCCGAAAGGTCTGCGTATCCCGAGTCAAGAATTTTGCCTGAGAACATGTCTTCGGCAATGCCTTCAACTTCAAGGAGTGACGGCATATCGTTGTGCGGTTCGCAACCACCCGGGCAATTGGCGCAAGGTGAACTTCCACCGCCGTACATCTTGCGTTCAATACCGCATACGAATGCGTCATCGTCGCCAGCGAACTCGGCTGACTTCATGCCCATGGAAGCCATGCGCTTCTTGCGAGCCTTCTTACGCTTCTTGACCATGTCCTCTAGTTCGTTCCACATCTTTTCTTCTTCGTCATCAATCATGGATTCGTCGTCATCGTCCTCTTCGTCGTCCATTGGAGCGGTGGTCGGCGATGCCGTCGGCATGCCTCTATTCATCTCCTTCTCTTCCTCGTCGTCGGACTCTTCTTCCGAAGCCATTTCTTCCATGACCGAACCGGGCTTCATGCCCATCATTTTCTTGGACTTCTTCTTCTTGAGAGGGTCGGAATCCTGATTCATCATTTTTCCGTCTTCTTCTTCATCGTCCTCTTCGCCGTCAACCATCGGTTGCATCATCTTCTTCGGCTTCTTGTCATCATCGGAAACCCAATCCGATTCATAGTTGCCTTTGCCCATACCTTTTACGGAAACAGCAGCAGCGCCACACTTTCCACAAACTTTTGCACCCGGCTTGTATCCACAGTTGGCAATCTCAAGACCTTTGGCGCACCCAATGCTGCCGTCCGCATTCAGTTTGACTGTCGGTGTCTCTGCCATTTTTCCTGACTCCTTATATTGCATTGACTTGACGAGGCAAGCCTTTGCATTGGGGCATCCTGCGCATGGAGCCAAGCGTTTCGCGCCCGACACTACACACTGATACTTTGCTGTCTTTTGTGGTAAACCTGTTCTAGAAGTATAACTCATTGTAGTATTCCTTTGTCGTTACCTATGCAACACTGTCGCATTTTTTGATGATTCTAATCTTTGGAGCACAGAAGATAATGCGTCTACGGCATCATCGGGTGCACAGTCAATTCCGAACAACCTGACACCCTGTTCTGTTGCCTCAGAGTCAATGCCGTAGAACTCCAAAACGGGGTCAATAGCAGATTTAAGGTTGTAGACACTCATGCCTTTGGCTTTTACCAAATATGGCTTCTCGTCCAAACCACCGTATTGGAAGACAGTTGTGAGAATGCCGTAAGCATCTTTCAAACGCTGAACATTGTCACCGTTGATATGTGCACCCTTGATTTGCATCTCATCCTCGGCGCTCTTAATCATGTCGGAAAGGGCTGCTGCGAGAGCCGCAATCATCTCCTTGCCCCCACCTCCACACGCACCGCCACAACCACAGCCGCCTCCGCCACCCGACACCAATATCGGCATTTCAATGGTTTCGTCGTTGTCGTCTTCGCCCTCCATCATCCAATTGTCATCGCCAGTCATGTAAGAGACAAATTCGGGTTCCATATTCATGAATTCACGCAGAGCCTCGTAAGCCTGTTTTTCCTCTTCGGCAGGGTTTTCCGTTTCAAAATCGCCAATCATGCCAACAGCCATTTTTTCAGCGACATCCTCCATCAATTCAAAATTTAATTCTTCCGAGCCTTGGTCACCAAAAATATCTAAAATGTCTTCCTCAAGCAACTGACCATCTTTTCTTCCTCGGCTCACAAGATTCCGCAAACGCTCATTCCACTCACGGTCGCTCCAAATCGTTCCGCGTACAACACCTTTCAATTTCTTGCGACAATTCTTCATGCCGGGATGATGACACCCTTCATTCGGCCAGAGTCCTGTTGTTTCGTGGTGTAGCCAAGCACAAATATTGTTCAACGGGTACAACTCTGGATGGTTAGCAAGAATTACACGGCAACGGCGAAAACCACCTGGCTTGCGCATGATTGGACGCCAATATCGGAGCAGACGCTCAAGATTGCCCCTACGCGGACCGTAGCCACGGGTTCTTGCCGTGATAACTTCTTGCGGAATTAGACCGCCGAGCGGGTCAACCTTCTCGGGTGACTTGGGTTTGACACCAAGTGGCACTTGCGGTTGTTCATCCATTTCATATCTATCTTCGTAGCGACGCGATGCGTCGGATGAGCCGGGCACTTCGTCACCGCTCATGTTCAAATAAACCACTTTTGGTTTTACTTGCGTTGGGTCTCCAAACATAAACTTTCCGTCTTCAAAGTGATACGAAACACGAAGCGTGTTCATACCGTTTTGTCCTCTGTGGTCAAAGATTACGGAGTTAGCGTCGGACTCACGAATGCGGATTGCTCCTCCAAACTTTTTGGCGAGCGCGAGCGGAAGATTGGGCGCACGTCCAAGTTCGGGTTTTGCTGCTTCTATCCCGTCGTCTTCTTCTTCGTTTTCCTCCTCGTCGTCGTCGCGGTTTTCAAGCATCTGAGCGAGCATTGCCATGATGCGCTGTTTCTTGAACTGTTCCATCATGCGTGCACGCATCATGTTCTCAAACTCAGGACGCATTCCTTTTTCTGAAGTTGGGACGATTCCCTTCTCTTGCAGAGACTCAAGAACGAATATCTTTTGTTCTTTCTTAAAGGATTCGTCAGACATTACGAACTGCTCGGCAATCTTGTATATTTCGTCAATATCTACGGCGTCGCTCTTCTTTTTCTTGGAGTTCTCGTAGCGCTCCAAAAGTCTGCGACCCTTAGCCGCGAGTTTTGCTGCTGCTTCCCTATCCTGTGGAACGGGCTCTCCCCAAGCAGCGGCGGAAAGCGCCAAGCGCGTCGGGCGTCCCTTTTCGTCCTTCATCGGACCACTCGGGTTTGTAAAGAAACGCGTCAGGAAAGAACCCTTACGACGCATCTTCTCAGGCGTATCAGCAGGACCCCTCACACCTGGCTTGAGGTTTGAACCTTCGGTACGGTTGAAGTGTGCACGACCCGCTGCGGTGAGACCACCCTTGGGGTCTCTTAGTTGTTCGCCCTTTTCTCCTATCGGAACACAATTCGGCACCATCTTTCCGTTCTTGCCAGGTTTCATGCCGACCTGTCTGTAACCATCCCAACATGGACTACCCGAAGCGCCCTTGACAGATTCGTCTGCCTTAATACTGATTGTCCCTGTTAGTTGATTTGCTCCATGAAGCACGGGAGAAACCTCGTACAGTTCAACTTTCTTTAAAACGTTCGCATTTCTCTGTGGGTCAAAGTCGGCGTCAAGGGTTTTGTATCCGATTGACCACTCTTGCTCTTCGCCAAAGAACGAAACATCGGCGAACGCCTGTCTTCCTCGTTCTGACTTGAGATTGAATTGCACGCGAACATATAATCCGCCGATGCCTGCGTTACGCATCTTTGCTGGCAGGCGTTGGTCGGTGCGTGGAACCTCGTAGATATCAAGGACTTTTCCGATTGGTGAATTCCAGTCGTGACCCCAAACCACTCTCGGTTTACGTCTTTTTAGGCTTTCGGCGAACGCACCCGTGACGATAATGTCACCTACGGAGTCCTTGTTCCCGATACCAGCAACAAACGCTTCAACGATTCCTTGGGCTTCGTCAATGTTGATTTGACCTTGTGATGCCTTGTATTCGGTCATTTCAAGGGCGGCGGTTTGCATCACATCAGACATACCCTACAACTTTAAACTATTTACATCTTTTATAATGCAACACTTTCAGTAAAGTGTCATTTCGTTACGTGTGAACTACTCAAACCTCAATCGGATGCGACATCTACAGTTGTAGGTCAGCGATGGTGGCGCGAGCGGGTCACCTGGAAAACGCAACATGGAACCACTCACAGCAAACCCTTCCCCGAAATCTACAGTCTTTCCCTCCAAGAAGGCGTGCGCTGCGCGAACCTTGGCATCTTTGCGCGTCAACCAAGTCTTTGTTAACCCGCCAGCAGACTTGCCAGAAACATAGACACCTGCGTTGAACGCTGATTGTGCTTCATGCTCTGCCATCGCACGGCGACGTTTTCTCAACAAGTTGATAAAGATTGCGGCAAGCGCAATTCGTAACAGGGCGGATTTGTCTTCATCTCCGCCACTAGCCAACGCAACCAATACCGCTGCAGCAATTTCCTCAAATGTTGACTGATTCGCCTGTTGCATGCGCTGAATCTGTTCCTGAGCCAAACGCTCAAGTTCTTCTTGGTCAACCTCTGCTGGCATGTTTGAACGAGCCGAAACATAATCTTTACCCTCGTTACAAATCGCAAGAATCACGGGCTTCACATCGTCAGCCAATTGTTTATTCCACACTTTCGTATCAAAAAACATATCGGCGGTAAGCGTTCCGTTCTCTAACGCTTTCAAAGCCTTCTTGCCGAAAGCCTTCTCGGTCACAACCCTCTGCTGACGCTCAAACAAACGTTCAAGCGTCCTGTCCAAAATTTCTGTCCACCTATTAGTGTCTTCGTCAGCCTTTGTTTCCACACCCTCAACAAATTTTCTGTTGATTTCATGCTGAAGGGTTTCCCATTCGCTTAATTGTTGTTGGGGCTGTAGTGCGCCTGTTTCTGGCGCTCCTGCGGGTGCTGCCCCTTGCGTCGCTGCTCCTGCGGGTTCGGGCGCAGGAATCGGTGCCGGTGGTGCAGGTTGTGGCATTTCCGCAGCGCCCTCCATCGGAGGTAGACCGCCACCTGCGGGCGCTCCTTGGTCAACACCAACCATGTCAACTGGTTGCTGTTGGTCAGCCTTGAATGGTTTCTCGGTGTTTGCAATGGGAGTAAGATTCGGGTTAGACAGCAACGAGTCGGCAAGTTCCGACTCAACCTTTTTCTTTCCTGTCGCCTCGCGATACTCGTTTAACGAAATCAGACCTTGCTGAAATTCGTCCATGTGGTAGCGCTCTCGTTCTTGCTTGGCGATAATCAGAATTGGAATATCTGAAGTATCAAAATCCACATAGTATTTATCGTCAAGTTCATCTAGGGCGCGTGCAAGTGTATGGAGGTGCGGGGTCATTGTTTCCATCCAAAACACTCGCAATTCTTCGGCAGCGTTAGAAAAGGTTCTTCCAGCAGCATTTCCGATTACGGATTCTGGAACACCGAAAGCGGCAAGTATTTCTTCTTTCTGAATTCTTCTCATTTCTGTGTACGCAGCGTCGCGAGGGGAGGATGATGTGTCTACATAATCAACCCCGTCCTGCGATGCGATAACGCTTGTTCCACCGACCTTGGTGAGATTTCCGCGAAAACGGTTTTTGAGTTCTTCCCTATCGTCCTCTTGGATGTCGCCACGAACGACGAGCAATCCGCCAGGTCGCCCATCATTCAGCATGTAGTTGCGGTTGTATAACTTGGATAGGTTCTCAAGTTCAATGGCTATGCCCGCAGATTCCATGGGGGTTATGGAAAGATATGGGTCAAGTGGATGCGGGCGGCGAATCCAACAAACATCTTCGGGTTTGAGTGTGGCTTTGAAGCCGTTGCGCATGTCAACTTCATAACCTGCAACAAAATTTTTGACATCTGGAATTGGAGCGGTGTGCTGTGGGGGAAGAAGTTGCAGACCGATAAGACGACCGTCACGACCTTTTACTTTTTCAATAAATACTCCACGGCTACTCATCATGAGTTGCGCTGACAGCCTGTAGCGGAAGATGAAGGAGTTTTCTCCGATGTTTGATTTTGAGTTGAGCAATTCAAGAATCGGTCGGCGAGTTTTAATTCTCTCGCCTCGTTGGTCATTGTCCTTACGGAGCATCATGGGAAGACGCGCCTGATTACCCGCAATAGCGTCTATGCATCGGAACACCCAAGTAATCTTTTGATGACCCTCGCGGTAAGCACGCTCAATATCCCAACCGTCTTTATAGGGTCTTCCCGTTTTGCCTATGTCATAAACAACTGGCGCGCCAGGACTTAGCGCCTTCTCCTCTACGGGGGGAGTGCCTTTATTTGAGGGACTATTCCACGCCATTATTCAGACCCAAGCAGAAAGCCGAGCAAACCACATGCAATACCACCAACGATAAATCCTGCTGGTAGTAAAATCATTCCCGCACCCACCGATGTTCCCACTAAAAATAAAATCATTAGAGAATTGGCTGCACTTGTGCGGGTGAGAAATCTGCGAAAATTGAACTTGTTCATTTGCTGTCACCCTAGCAAAAATGCATGCTAATCCATAGTACATTATGCCTGAAACCTAAACAAATTGCGGGAACCCATGACTGATTGGAAATCTATTTACGATTACCTACAACCGAAGGAGCCGTTGTTTTGTCCAGAAATACCGTCCGTCACACAAAAAGTGTTTCTTCGTACCTACGCTTTGGAAGCATTATTCGGTGGAGCAGCGGGTGGTGGTAAGTCATCCGCTCTTTTAATGTCGGCACTGCAATTCGTTGACATACCGAATTATTCTGCGATTTTGTTCAGAAAAACCTACGCTGACCTTGCTTTGCCTGGTGCGTTGATGGACCGTTTTAAATCTTGGTGTGTCAGCAATGAGGAAGTTCATTGGAACGCAAATAGTTATGTGGCTACGTTCCCGTCGGGGGCACGAATTTCTTTTGGATATTTAAATAACACGAACGACTTTCTTAGGTACAAGGGCTCAGAATTTCAGTTCATTGGAATGGATGAAGTCACCGAAATCAGAGAGTCCGATTATCGGTATCTGTTTTCTCGTTTGCGCCGACCCGCCAGTGGCGAACTTTCCAAAGTCCCCCTACGCATGAGGGCGGCATCCAACCCTGCCCCGAATTGGGTGAGGCAACGATTTATCGTAGAGGGTAGGTCTTCGGGTAGGGTATTTGTCCCCTCGTTTTTGACGGACAACCCCGGAATTGATGCCGAGTCATACCGTCAGGCTCTTTCCGTCCTTGACCCGATTGAACGAAAGAGGCTTGAGAGCGGTGATTGGTGGGCAACCACGCTAGGAAGCCTGTTTGATAGAACCAATTTCCCGATAATTGATTACACGGAATTGCCACAAATACAGAATGCTTCTCGTTTTGTCCGATATTGGGACTTGGCATCTACCGAGCCGAACGCAAGCAACCCCGACCCCGACTGGACGGTGGGGACACTAATGATGTTTCATGAGGGTGTTGCCTATGTAATAGATGTACGGAAAATAAGGGCTAAATCCGACAAGGTTGAGGCTTTTATCGCCCAAACAGCCAAAGAAGATGGATTGACGGTTCCCATTAGAATGGAGCAAGAACCTGGCTCTTCGGGTAAGGCACTTATTGACCAATACGCCCGATATGTGGTACCGGGTTATGACCTGTTGGGTGAGCGCCCAACGGGGGATAAAATCACAAGGGCACGACCTTTCTCGGCTGCCGTAGCAAACGGTAATGTCCGCCTCGTCCGCGGTGGCTGGTTGACTGATTGGTTGGACGAATTTTCGGCTTTTCCCGAAGCCATGACCCATGACGACCAAGTTGACTCGGCTGTGGGGGCATTTGTGTTTTTGACGGGTTTGGGGTTGCCTCAAAGGAGACCAGTCACTATCATTGTGTAAGGAGGTAATACCACAATGGCAACCAAGACACAAAAGACCCCAAAACCAAGCAAATCACAACTCGTCGGTGCTTCAAAAAAGAGCAGGAAGATTGTTTCCGATTGGTGCAAAGATAATCGCATCAAGGCTGAACTCAGTCAGGACACGCTTGCCGAATTCGCAGGCATTGACCGCAAAACGGTAAACCGTATTGAAAATGGTCATTTCTCCCCGAGCCTTGACACGATGACCCGTTTGTCAGTAGTATTGGGCAAGAAGATTCCAACTATATAAGGGGTGACATGACCGATAAAGCGTACGAAGCATGGGAACAGTCGTCACTGATTTCCCCATTGACGGATTTCCGCAAGCAAATGATTGCCCTTGATTCACATCTGAAGGCGGTTGTTGCAAGCGATGACATTCAGTCGCTCGTTGACGCTTTGGTCTTGTTGCATAAAATCAAGGCTGAAATCGGTCTGATTTATGGCGATTACTCAACCCAAATTATTGACAAACTTCCCGACATTCCAACCGCCTCATCCAATGGGCAGGCTGTAGAAAAGAAGATTGGTTCTGACCGTAAAGCGTGGAATCACGAGGATTTGACTCGTGAGGTTTTGCGTAGGTTGGGTCAAATGTCGGTGGATTTGGATACGGGCGAAGTAATTATGACATCAGAAGAGATAGCAATGAAACTTCTTGACTATGTTCAACCCTCATATTGGCGAGTCAAAGAACTTTCAAAAATCGGCATCAACGCAGACCAATACTGCGAAGTTGGCGAAGCAAAAACAAACATCATCGTCCACAAGGAGCAAATCCGATGACAAACAACAACCCGAATCTTTACGCTCAACTGTCAGAGCAGTTCCCGCGAGAGATGGAGCGCTCAATCAACAAGGGCGGGGTTAGTCTCACCTACATCCCTGTCAGTGAAGTCATCAACCGACTGAACAAAGTTTTCGGTGTTGACAGGTGGTCAATGACTGTTCAGAGTTGTCATCGCGACCCGACAGACCCCGATTTTGTGATTGCGCATGTCCGCGTTGAATATTTCCTGAGCGAGTTCAGCACAATCGTCCGCGACGGTATTGGTGGTCAGAAAATCAAACGCACCAAGCAGGGAGCAATCCTTGATTTGGGTGACGAGTTCAAGGGCGCAATTTCTGATGCTTTGAAGAAAGCGGCACAGGCTTTCGGCATCGGCTTGTATCTCGCACGCAGTGAAGACGCGATTGAAATTGAACAGGCGATTGAGGCATCACCGACACAGTCCGCTTCTTCGTCCGCGTCTCAATCGGTGCAGGTCAAAGAAATGTTCGACTCTTTGGATGATGATGCAAAGAAGCAAGTCAAGGCATTTTGGTCTGACCACAGCAAGGGCACGCAAAAAAAACTTTCCGAAATGACTGCTGAAGAATTGAATATCATCAGTGCGGAAATCGTACGGCTTAAATTTGGTGGCACAATGGCAGAAACAGGCGAATAACTTGACCCTTAAGGCACCTGATTACTTATCGGCAAGTTCAATTTCCACATTTCACCAGTGTCCACTTAAATATAAATATTCTCGGATTGATGGAATAAAAGAACCTGCCACATTCGCCACTTTGGTCGGCACCATTGTTCATGAGATTCTTGAAGTTTTCTATAAATTACATCCAGACGAGCGCACTGTTCAGATGGCTCGCTACTTGGCTGGTGATATTTGGGCTAAATTCCAAGATGAAGCAGGGCAGGCTGTCCGTAACAAACAGGAAGAAATCAGGGATATGCGATGGCAAATATGGTTTTGTTTAGAAAATGTTTGGAGATTGGAAGACCCTCAAACAATAAATTTTGACGGTACGGAAACCGAATTCAATAGAGTAATTGACGGTGTAATGGTCAAGGGAATCATTGACCGTTGGAATATAGATAAACACGGAAGAGTCAATATCAGTGACTACAAAACAGGAAAGGTACCTCGCCGACAGTGGCAGGGCGACAAATTTGACCAACTGATTATCTATGGAATTTTGACAAGTGACGAGTTTAATAAACCGATAGGCAACTTGGACTTGCTCTACCTAAAAGAGGGGGTTAGGCTTTCTTGTGTTCCAACAGAAGACGATATTCAGAGAGTCAAACAACAAATTGTTACAACTAGGGCAATGATTGACGAACGATGCGAATCGGGCGTTTTTGAAGCCAAGCCAAGCCCATTATGCGGTTGGTGTCACTTCAAAACTATTTGCCCTGTTTGGAGCAAATAACAACAAGGGGAATATAAATACCATGTATAACGAGGATTTGTATAGGATTAAAGAATCAAACCATTCACGTGGTTATTATCACCAAAAGAACAATAGACAGGTCGCAGTGACACCAAATATGAACGATGAAGATTTTGCCCAACTCGTAGCGCTAGAGGTCAAGAAGCGAGCAAATGTAGACGGGGTTAAATTTCTCCACGAGAGCAAGAATCTTGAGCGTTGGCATCGTGCCCTGACCGCCTTGGCAGACAGTCTCAACTATCAAGTTACTGGTATTGAGAAACAATTGGCTGGCGTGGTTGAGCGATTCTCCGATATGGGGGAAGAAGGAAAATACAGAATTAGCGAAAGCACGCGGAATTTGGAAGAGCGGAAGCGTAAGATTTCAAGTTTCCGATTCCATGTGGATAAGCGTGTTGATGATGTTGCAAAACTTATTCTCGCAAAAAATGGAACTCTTTCAACCGATGGTTCGGTAGTTGAGTTTTTCCGAAAAGCCATTCAGCGCCACAAGCAGTTGATGGAAGAGTACGAATTTGAGCCGACCGTTTTAGACGAAGCATTATGGGAAACGCTGACAGGGAAATGGGTTTTTGAGGATGCCCAACAGCACCTTGATGATGAGGACGATAGGTCGCTGGACGGAACGAATATCCGCAACTAATCTTCTAGAACGAGTAGTATCGCCGTGTGGCGAGACGGCGACTGTTTTTGGATACTTCTTGCGTTGATGCCGCGAGACAACGAATACGGCATGTTTACGACACCTTTGATACCGTCTGTGTGCAGTTCTCGGGTGGGAAAGACTCAACCGCAATTTTGTATCTCGCCAAAGAAATTCACGAGGAACGGAGTCTCGGACCCGTAAAAGTGATTTTTCGCGATGAAGAAATGGTGAGCCCATCTGTTATTGAATTTGTAAATACGGTTCGCAATTATTCCTGGGTTGACATGGAGTGGTATTGCCTGCCGTCTTCACAGGAGGTGTGGGTTCTTGGTCGGCGCGAATATTTATTGCTGTGGTCAAAGCAGAGAGAAGAAGAGGGTCGTCTTACGCGTTCTATTCCGCCGTGGGCGATAACGGGTAAAAACTTTGGTTTTGACCATTCTCAACCATCACCAAAGATTGTTGATTACTACACGATGCAGGGCAAGAAAGGACGGACTGCATTCATAACTGGTGTCCGCGCAAACGAGTCAATGGTTCGCTACAGGTCATGTGTGCAAAAACTTCACGAGAATTATATTGTCACGCCTTTTCTCTTACCGAAATCCATTCCGTTGAAGTTTGCAAAAATAATTTACGATTGGACGGCTGACGATGTAATGAAGTTTGTTGCCGTTGAGCACGGCGCAGAGTACTGCAAATACTATGACTATGCCCTTGTTAGCGGAAGCAATTCTCGTGTCGGTATTCCTTTGCATTCTGTCGCTGCTAGGCGTATGAGCGATGTGATTATGACGGAACCAGATTTTTACGATGCCCTCGTCAGGTGTTTTCCGCAGATTGACGCACAGCGTCGCTATTGGGAGTATTTTGATATTGAGACGCTTATTGCTTCCTACGCTTCGGACAACTGGGACGGGGTCAAACGATGCATAGATGACAACATGTTGTCAGAAGGAATAAAAATTGAAGCGATGGCTTTTGCATCCAAATTTAGAAAGAAACGTGCGGTAGACCCGTTCGGTTTTCCTCTTGAATATCTAATACGCACCCTTTTGCTGAACGAGTTCCATCAATCAACCCCAACACCTGTAGGACCGAAAACAAGAGCACACACCATGCGGATGAAAGCATTAGAACAAGGAGATGATTTCCAATGAAAATTCAAATGTTGCCCAAAACGGCAGTTCGTCCACCCGAATGGCGAGCCACAAGCATTTTGCGACCCGACTTGTTGTTATTGAAAACATCGTTGACCGAATCGGGATGGCTGCAACCAATTGTTGTTCGGGTTTCTGACAATTCAATTATTGACGGCTCGGAGCGATGGAATGTCGTGTGCACGGATGAGCGGTTTCGTAAAAAGCATGGTGACTTAATCCCTGTCGTTTTTCATGATGTGGACGAGATTGATGCCATGGTTTTACATGTTCGCTTAAACCGTGCGCGTGGATTCGTGCATCCCGTGCGCCTAAGTTCGGTTGTAAACAAAATAATTGTTTCCGCTAAATACGGGGAGCGCGATTTGGCGGCAATTCTTGCCATGTCTGATGACGAATTGGAACTACTGCTCACGGGAGACCTAATTAAGAAAAAAAATTTACAAAAGTATGAATATTCGCGGGCGTGGGTTCCCGTAGAAGTTCCCACAGAGGGTGAGGTGCCGTCATCTTTCATTGAGCGCCCACCCAATGAAGATAGGTAGTTTGAGTACAGGCAATAAAATTGTGGTAAAGTCAGTGTGACACTTTGGGAGGACTATGCCACGTCCACGACGACGCAATTTGACTGAGGATATTGAGTTCCGTACGGATGTTGATACCCGTGGGAACGTTGTCCGCCGCGGTCGTTTCGTTCGCCGACCACGCCGAGTGGGTGGAAGAACAGTTCCTGGCAACGCCCGTTATTACCGTCGCCGTCAGCGCGAACTGTTGGCTGGTCGCCGCGCCGCACAAGCCGCTGAGCGTGGAAGAGATGCAACTCGTCAAACTGCACGAAGAGCAGGTCGCGCCGCTGGTAATCCCCGTCGTGCGGGTGGTGGAAGACCAGCAGCGGCAACCCGTACAGCACCGAGGGTAGGGCGTGTTCGTAGAGCCCTCGCTCGTGTTGCGAGAGGTGCTGCCAACCGCCTTGAGGGACGTCGTACTCGTCGTCGTTAATCAGGAGGTGAACCGTGCTCGTTACGGTTACTGAGTTGCAGAACTACATGGACATTCGGTTTTCAAACCGACAAGAGCAGGCTGCCGAATATGTCTTGGAAGGTCTACAGAGTGAACTTGAATCTTTTCTCAACAGACCCGTAGAGGTTCAGGAATTCACAGACATATATACGATGCCAAATAATCACATGGGTGTTCCGTTAACTTCATTTCTTTATGATTACGATGACGCTGGCGACGATGGGGCGACACGGGAAATAGGAAACCTTGCAGCACCACCACCAACCATTTATCTAGAGCATTCCCCCGTGGTTTCAGTTCAGTCGGTGATAATCAACAGACCAAACGACCCGAGCGTTAACGAAGAGCAAGAAGAGCACCAAGACTATGTCGTCAGGAAATACGGAATTGATTTGTACACCGCTTATGCGAATGACAAAGTCACAATTGAATACACTGCGGGTCTTGACGGTTCGTCAATAAAAGCATTTAAGTTGCTGGTGTTACGAGCGGCAACGCGAGAAATGCAAAATATGCACGACGATGTGGTCGGTATTAAGGATTTAGAGACACGAAATGTTGCCCCTCTTGATACGGGATTTTTGGAGCGTGAACTAATGTCAATTAAAAAGTGGCGGCGAGTTAGGATTTAATCGTGTCTGTCCACATAAAAATTCATGTAAATGCGTCATTGGCAATTATCAAAATGGAGCAGATGATTGAACGCTCTCGTGATTTCAAACCTGTTTTTCGTTGGGCTAAACGAGAACTAGGTTTGATGAATGGAGCAAACTTTGCACAAGGCGGTCTGCCCGTTGGCGGATGGGCTCCACTAGACCCACAGTACGCAGAGTGGAAGTCTAGAAATTTTCCCGGCAGACCAGACATGGTTCTTTCTAAGAAACTTTTTAATTCGTTGCGCAATTTGAATGGACCAGCAAACAGAATAAATGACACGACAGCAGAATTCGGAACCCATGTGGAGTACGCAAAGTTTCATCAGTACGGCACGAACAAGATGCCGAAACGTCAACTTGTTTACGAGCCAGCAGGTTTTGCTAGTCAGTTGGCTTTGATTACGGGCAAGTATGTGGTTGACGGAACTATCGGTGTTGCCAACGGTCAGTTGTTGCCATGAGTTCGTATAACGAGTTGATGCAGGGCGCGCAGTTCGCCAAGTTTTATGTAAATGATTATCTGACTAACGACTTTAGAACTAGAATGACAAGATACAGAACGGGATGGAATCTTGACGACCGAGAACTACCAACACCAGAACTGTTCCTGACATATGAACCTATTGCCCTTGACCACTGGCCGACTCTAATAACTGTAGCCATTTCTACGAATTCTTTTGAGCGGTTGATGCTCGGACCTGAGGGTGACCCGCTATATAGGGTCAATTACAACATGCGAACATATGTGTGGACAAAGACCGAGGGTTCTGAACAGGTTACTTTGATGAGGGACAGACTTACGACCGTTCTTCGCTCTTCATTGCTGGATAGACCATCGCTGAGTAGACACGATTCAACCTTCGGCTGTGATGTCAGGATAGATGAGTCAACACTTTCCGAAGAATTTTCTGATTTGACTCTCATCAAAGGCGAAAGAGTATTGGCTGGAGCGTATTTGGGGTATACTTTGAGCATAAATGAAATAATTTACAGAGAACAAGTTGGCGCGTACGATGGCGTGGAACTTGAAACCGTCAACTTACGGGAGGACGAAGAATGAGAATTGAACTAGATGCTTCATTTGTTGGTGAAGTGGGCATGGTAAAAGTTTGGAACGAAACAAACGGCTTTCTTCAGGTAACCACAGAGGGTCACCTTTTACCGGGTAAAACCACTGCGTGGGTCACACAAAACAGCGCAATCACCGAATTGGCTGATGCAGGACTACTCGTGATTCTGTCCGAGAACGGAAGTCAGCCCACATCCGCAAAAAAAAATGGGAAGAAAGCGAAAGCCGCCGAAGAATCATCCCCGAACATCAAGGAAGAAGACCTTCCTGTTGCCCCAGATGAGACAGTTCCCGAGAGAAGCGATTCTTGATGCGTACTAATTATTCACTGGATTCCAATGAGTTGCGTTTTAAGATAACTAGCCTAATGTATACTCGCAGTACAGCAATTTTCAAAGGTTGCACACAATGACGGAGGGTACCGGATGCCCGGAGTAACGATTTCAACAGCAGTCCGCACAGGTGCGGTGAATACGGGAACAGCGCCAGCGGCGACGTTCTTTGTCGTCGGTCAAACCGAAAGAGGAACTGACCAAGAATCAGTTCTTGTTACCTCTCTTGAGGATTACGAAACCAAGTTCGGTGGTCATGTCGCAGGACATTTCACCTACTACACGCTTCGTACTTTCTTTGAAGAGGGTGGCGTGCGGGCTTATGTTGCAAAGGCAACTGCTTCTGCTGCTGTTCGCGCATCCACGGCTCTTCTTGCTCCGTCATCTGCCGCGGGTATCACGCTGACTGCTGTCGGAAAAGGTACTTGGGGTAATGATTTGGCTGTTGCGGTCACGAACAACAGCACGAACTTTGATATGTCTGTTTCCTATGACGGTACTGAGATTTTTGCCGCGTCAGGTCTCACGAGTCTTAGTGAAGCGGTAACATCAATCAATTTTTCATCCGCAGCGGAGCCTTACTTTACTGCCGCGCTCACCGCGAGTGCTGACTCAACTGCCTTGCTTGCCACCGCCGCTTCAGCATCATTCGCTTCTGGAACAGATGGAAGCATCGCCAAATCAGATTTTCAGTCTGCCCTGACTAAATTTAATTCAGACCTTGGCTCTGGCTCGGTTGCCATCCCTGGTGTGGCAACTGGTTCAAGTGATGCAACTTTCTATGACGCTATTCGTACCCACGCACACGACAATAATCGCATTGCTTTGCTCTCGTTTTCAAGCAGTGCGACTTTGGCGCAGGCACGCACGGCATCAACAAACTACACGGGTACCGAATACCACGAATATGTGGCGTTCTATCATCCATACATTGAGATTCCTGTCGGTGCGGTTACCGTCAGCATTCCGCCAGACGGTTTTGTTGCCGCTGTTCGCTCCCGAACCCACAATGATGCTGGTCCTTGGAAGGCTTACGCAGGTGTGGCGTCCGAGGCTCGCTTCGTTTCCGGCTTGAGTCTGTCTGTCAGCAGAAGCGACGCAGACGCGATGGAGGCGGACAGGGTCAACCCGTTGCGCCTCGCAAATGGTCGTGTCCGAGTGTACGGTGCGCGTTCGCACTCAACGGTTACAGCACAGTGGCGTTTCATCAACGCACGAGATGTCATCAACTACATCATTGTTCAGGCAGAGAAAGAACTTGACGAGTTGGTGTTCTCCACCATTGACGGTCGCTCTGTGGTTTTTGCAAATATCATCAACGCCCTACAAGGTGTTCTTGAGCCCGTAAGAATCGCTGGCGGTTTCTACGAGGGGTTTGATACCCTCGGTAGAAGGATTGACTACGGTTACACAATCAAGTGTGATGCGTCAATCAATCCAGCGGCTCAACTTGAGACGGGTCTGGTCAAGGCTCGTATCGGTGTTCGCGTATCAAGCATTGGCGACAAAATCAATGTTGACATCATTAAGTCAAACTTGACAACGGCACTGGAATAACGGAGGAATAGATGGCTCGTCCAACACTTTTCAAGAACCTCGCTACACAGCGTCAGATTGTTGCGAAGATTAAGCCTCTTGCAGGCGCAAGTCTTCCGACTTTCCCCGACTACTTTACGCAGGTTAGCGGTGGCGAAATCACCGCAGCAGTGGAGAAGGTGTATCACGGTGGAGACCTGTTCCCTGAGACTCTGTGCGCTCCAGCAGAAATCGGCGACATCACCGTAACTGGTTATGTTTCGCAGGACAAAGCATTTTTGCAGAAAATTCAGGATTTGCGTCAACTTGTTGGTCGCGCTAGATACAACATTGATGTCCACGTTTTTGACTGTGATATTGCAGTTCCTGGTGCGGACAGACAGTACACGAGTGCACTGCTAGTGGGTTTGACCGAGCCTGACGGTGATGCGACTTCGGGAACCCCTGCAACGTTCGCAATGACTTTCAGCATCTCCACCGTTTCGGTTGGTTCTGACCCGGCATAATAAATAAAACCTTTACAGGTTTGTTGCATTCAGGTGCTTAATCTCATGCTAGTGTTCGTCCTATGAGCAACATCACCATCAATTCAGACGACGATAACGAAACCAATAACGAAACGGATAACGTCCTTGGACAACTCCGAAAAGTTATTAAAAAGAAGATTGAACGGGAAGATATCTACATCAATGTCCCCGAACGACCGGGTGTTTTGATTTGTATTTCTCCGAACATCTCACAGAATCAGTTGCGTTCATGGCGCAAAAACGCTGGCGAAGACAGCAAGAAGGGTTTGGATACCCTCAAGTTTTCTGCCCAACTTATTGCCGCCACCTGCAAAGGCATCTTGGTTAACGACCAATTCGTTGAGGACGCCCGCGGGGTCAAGTTGACTTTTGCGTCGCCCGAAATCATGGAAATGACAGACACCTCTCGCCCGCATCCAGACTGTGTGACCGCATTTTTTGGTGTTGAACCCCACGTTGAGTCCGCCGCGGTGGCAATCATTGAGGCTGCTGGATATGGGGAAAACGTTGAGTCTTCGTTGGACCCTACGAAGACGCGTTCGTCGAATTAGTCCAAGACGCTCGCGTCATAACCGCGGCAAGGTTAGGTGAGGTTTGGCATACCGACCCGATACGGTTGCTTGATTGTTCGGATGAAGAATGGTTTATCAGGTTGGCGTGTGCTAAAGTTATAGCACAGGATAGAGAAAAACAGGAAGCAGAAGCAAAGCGAAACAGTCGCTGATTCTGCTGGAGCGCTCGTTATCCGTTTAACAACGGAGTAAGGCATGCCAGAGCGTGTAGTAATAAATATTGAAGTCAACTCCGACATAGCGGAGATTGAGGCAACACGCGAGGCTTTGCGTCGTCTTCGTGACGAAGAAGAAAGATTAAACGACGAGCGGGAACGCGGTAGACGGGCAGAACGCGAATCCAGCCGAGAGCGAAACCGAACCAATAACGACAACAACCGCCTCAACAATCTGTTGAATAGACAGAATCGCAACTTGAATCGGTTGAGGGGACGATATGCAGGACTGCTGAAAGAAACCTTTGCTTTCCGTCAAGACATAGGAAAGTTGATTGGCGCCGTCGGTGGTTTTATTAAGTTAATAAACAAGTTGTCGTTAATTGAAATACCTTTGCTTGCCGCTGGTTTGGGGACTATCAGTGCATTGTTTGCTATGGGTCCTGGGTTCATAAAGTTATATAAAGCAGCCATGAGCGGTTTGGCGTATACCGCTGCTGGTCTGGCAGTTGCGGTTACTACGGCAGTTGCGGCACAGCAAGAGTTTGCGTCAGTTCAATTTGCGCCGATGTATACCGAAGGGGCAGCCAATACCGCTGACCGTTTCATTGCTGCGAGTCAGGCGATGGACATGTTCACCTTAAATACGAAACTCGCGGTTGTGGGTGCTGAGTCTTTGCAGAAGTCTTTCGCCACTCTCAGCAAACAGAAAGCGGTTACGGGTAACACCGTAGCCGCGTTTGAGGGATTGATGAATGTCGTTGCTGGCAGTGGTGGGGATATCGGTAAGGGCAGTGAAAAACTTGCCGAATTTTTGGCGAAAGTTCAGAAAGACGGTTTGGGTGGTGCCGGTGACGTTGCCAAAGAATTGGGTCCTGATTTTGAAAAAATTATTAAAGAGGCTAAAGAACTTGGTGTTAAAACATCTGACGAGTTTTTTGCGGCGGCTGCCGAAGGCACACTCGGAAAAACTTTCCAAGAAAAATACGCTGGTCAACTTGATGCGTTGAACAACACGCTCATCGGTCGTTTCAAGCAGGGAATGACGGACGTTAAACGAGTACTCGGAGACTTGGGAACACAGTTTCTCCAACCCGCAGGCGACCTGTTTGACAACATCGTCCGCCAATTGAAAATTACTGTCGTAAGGTTAAGTCCGTTAATATCACAATTCGGAACCGGTTTTTTTGGCGATGTTGAGGAAGCCGTAGCAAAAATTACCGACAAGTTCGTTGTTTTAATGAATCGTTACCTGAATACGACTCCAACATTCTTGCAACAAATGGGCAAAATTGTTGATGCGGTGGGAGGGTTCGGTGACAGACTGCAAGATTGGGCGAGAGGTTTCAAGCCAGCGGGAAAGGCTCTCAACGAGTCGTTCTTTGGTCCGATTTTTGAAGGTTTGAAAGATAAATTTGCTGGTGGTATTGATGTTCTGTCTGATTTGGTTTTGAAAAATAAACCTGCCCTAGAGGAATTTGCGAAAATCATCGTCGATTTGATTGGCGCTATTGGTGATTACGCGAACATGTTGAAGGAAGCATTTTTTGCTGCATTGCCAGCGATTGGGCTGATGCTGAAAATGATGACCAAATTATTGGAGTTGTTCACCAAGTTGATGAAAGGAATGATGGCGTTGTTCGGGAAGATGGGCGGGAAATTAGGTAATGCGATTGGTGCAATAATCGCAATCTATGCGTCCATAACTTTGTTCAGCCGATTCTTTACCACACTTGGAAAGATGTTTGGGAAAGATATGTCGATTCGGGCAAATAATGTTTTTGTGAATGGCGGACCCGTTGGCGGACCGATGGGCGCTGGTGGCGCACCCGTGGGCGGACCGATGTCCTATCAGCAAGCGTCCGCACAGCACATGAGTAGACAGCAGCGAATTCAATCTGCTGTTAGAGGAGCACCAGCAGCAATGGGGCGAGGTTTGGACAAAATGTATGCAATGCCGATAGGTGGCATGCTCTCCACCGCCGCCGGCATGGGTTTGATGGCAACCGCAGGTGATACCAGCACTACTGGTGGTGCACTGAAACAAGGTGCGGGTATCGCTTTGGCTGGTGGCGGAATATTGTCCATGATGGGTGGACAAGCAATAAAAATGCCAGGAATGTTTCAAAGGGCAGACGGAGGAAGAAATTTTGGGAGACTTGGTTCCTCTGGTGGCACAATGGGTGCGGCTGGTCTTGCAGGTGCTGCAGCGATAGCCGGAGGTTCGTATGCCGCGGGCAACATCATTGGAAGCAAGTTCAAGAATGACAGCAAATCGTCTAGGGCGATGTCTGCTGGCTCTAGCGCCCTTGCTGGAGCAGCCATCGGCGCAGCGGTCGGCTCCGTTGTACCGATTATCGGAACTGGTGTGGGCGCGGCGATAGGTGCTGTTGTCGGTGGAATCAGTGGGTACATGAACTCCGGCAAACAACAAAAAGCCGCTCGCGAAATGGGAAAAAGCCTTGTTGACAATTATACGCAAGCAACGGAAGAGGCTTTTGCTGCTGGTGACATCGCTGCTCTTGCTACGGCAAGAGAAGAAGCCATAAAGCAACACGAAGCCAATCTAAAAGAAGTTCAGCACATGGAAGAATACAACAAGCATGTCACCGCATTTCAACTAAAAATGGAACAATTTGATAGGGAAATAGAACAGTTCACCGACAATGCGGCTCTTGCGGAACGAACACTCGGAGTGGGAACCGACCAGTTGAACGCTTTGGCGGAAGAGGCTGGCATTAATTTGCGAACAAAAATGCTGAGTTTGAAAGATGTTATTCAACTTGTCGGTAAGACAACAACCCAACAAATGGGGTTGATGCGTGCCGAAATAGCAAAATTCACCGGTGCTGTCACGACTGGTGCGATGAATGTTTTTGAACAAGATAGGAAGAGACGCGAGTCAAGAAAGAATGTAGATGCTTCAGAGGCTGCTCTTGCTACCGGACTTTTCAACGAAGAAACAGTTGACAAATTTTTGGAAGATACTCTTATGTTCGGCACCACTGAGGCTGGTCCGTTGGGCGCATTTGGAACTATGCAAGTCGCTGTTAAAGAAAGTTTGGAATCTGGTACTTTGAAGAATTTGACCGATAAACAAAAAGACGCAGTCCTAGCCCGCATGAATGAAGTTAGTAGTAATGAAAATATTTTAAAGTACATCAAATCAGACCCGACCGCACAGCAAGAACTAGGTGACCTTGTCAGAACTGGCAAGGGAATGGAAAAGTTAACAAACGAAGAAATCATGGGACTTATTACAACAAAATTAAAGGACCCGGCGATGGCGGGTCAGGGAGGTTTCTTCCTGCAAAACCTTTTAAACCAAATTCAAGAGGATACGACTTCAAAAACGGGGAACCTCAAAGTAGCGGGAATGTTGCTTTCCCCTGACCGGTTGGCGGAAGTCAATAGACCAAAAGTTCCGATGGGTTCTTACATGCAGCCATCTGTCTTACCGTCAGCGCAGACATCAAAAGTGGTGAATGTGAGCGTTGTTTCACCGCTCGCAGACAAAGCAACAGTTGACAGAATCATCAACGAAATTCAAGCCGCATTTAGAGACACGAATGAACGCGGTGGAGTCACTGTGGGCAGCACCGGTGGCGCGAGAAGGACTTAATCATTTATGGCTTCGTTGACTATCCGCATGAACGCAAACACTTCACTTGGTGAACTGCTGCTTGGTGTTCCGTCAGGGTTTTCCAAACCGTTGACATTGGTGATGCATCCCGAACAGGGTAGAACAGACCCTGAGGTTCGGTTTGTTTTCCCGTACAATCCGATATCAATTACATACAATCAGTTGGGTGACGAGGTGGCACAAATTCCGCGACCCGGCACGACGCCGCTTGTGTTTTTCAAAGCGCATCGCTTGATGTCTGTTGACATTACTTTTACTCTCGCGGTTCCTGGTGATGGTTTGGTTCAGTCCGTTGACGAACATATTGAGGTCTTGCGGTCAATGGCTGCTAATTCGCAACGCGTGATACAGATTTTGAATTATGACAGAATGTTGACCACTCCCCACGCTTATAGGAATATGTCGAAAGAGCAGTCGGCGACCGGTGTTTTCACCGACTTGTTTTTTAGTATTGTTGAGTTGAATGTGGATTCTGTCCGCAGGAACAAACTAAACCAAGTTACGCAGGCTAATTGTCGTTTGAGCATGATTGAGAACAGGAATCCTTTTCAAAATATTACCGCTATCCCCAAATTGGAGAAACCACCGCCGAAACCCGATTGCCCCCATTGGAAGAAATGTTGCCCCAAAAAGTACGCAAAAGAATGTCCAGACAAAGAAAAAGTACCGCCATCAATCCCCATCAGTGAACTGATTATAAAAGCAGCCGCTGCGGGTATTGACATTGTAAGAAGAGCGAATGAAACTCAGGCTGCGTGGAGGAAGCGACTTGAGTTGGAATTGTCAAGGGGGTAACTAAGTGATTGATGACAACGTTTTGATTATTGACTGGAATGCGTCCAAGCGTCAACCGCCTTGGGTCAAAGACGGAGTTAATCGTAGACGGTTTGAGATAGCACAAAATGTTATCAATCTGGAAGTTGAATACACCGTCAATGGCTGTTCACAGTTAACGGTAGATATCGCCGACAAAGATTTGGAGATGTACCGCAACAATTATTTTCAGGTATCAACACCAATCTTGTTTAAAGGTGGAGATAAGGACCCGAATGGATTTGGTGAGACTTTTAGGATTTCGGTCATTGAGATTTCACAGGCAGACGATGGATACTTTCTTGTTCGTCTTGTATGCAGAACAAAAGCGGTGCAAGAAATGAAAGAGGACAAAACACCTCAGTCCTACCGCTCTTCTACGGGGTTTGAATTCGCTCGCAAAGTAGCAAATAAGTTTGGTTTGATTCCATACATTGAAGAGGTAAAAGGCGTAAAGCAGTCCACAATTAAAGTCAAAACCAAGAACAATAAAGATTCCGTGTTTGATGTTTTGCTGCGCGCAGCACAAGACATAAATTTTTTGACTTTTGTGTCCAACGGACGACTGTTTTTTGGGTCTCCACAATGGTTGTTGGGCAGATGGGGTTTTGAGCAAACCGAACTCGTGAAAGTGGAAACATACGAAGGAAAACTTCAACCCCGAAAATTGTATTATGTTCCTCTCCTGTATCCCCATGAGGCGTTTCAGGGGATAGACCCTGAGACAAAACGATTACTGTTGTTGAAAGCGCCGAGCGTTAGAAGGTCGGAAGATTCCGTAAAGGAGTCTGAGGGTTCCGCAGAAATTTGGGGTGGACCCTTATACGGAAAAGGTGAAGGCTCTGCCTATAGGTTGCGGGCAGGCATGACCGTCATTCCGTGGCTGATGGTTAATGGGAAGAACGTGTTTGCAGATGACAATTACAAGGACGGTTTTGACAACGCATACCTGATAACAAGTGTGAAGTATCAATTCGGTCGGCCAGAACCTATTTCGATAGCGTTTGCGACTACGACTAAACTTGCGCCAGAAGACAAAAGAAAAATGAACGAAAAGATAGCCGAGGCTGTAGTCATCGGCGGAGGGTCCAAATAGACATGGATGACGGTTTTGATGTTCGGTTGAGTAGAGCAGATTCTCTCGCAACGAACAAAGAAGGTTCTTCTTCGTTGCACATCGGTATTGTCACGGCTGTCACCGCCGCCACAAAAACAGTATTTGTTAGGATTCCCGCAATCAATATTGAGGCTGCTGTCGGTCCGTACAAATGCATTCAGCCGTTTAGGAACCAAGTTGTGACTCCGGTCAAGCAAACAGTTACCACTACATCCGCTGCCGACCCCGATGGTGGAACGTTTTTGACGAGTGCATCATTGAGTTCATCCACAACCGATATTCAAGGCGTGTACGGTTCCCTCGTCTTGCCTGTTGTCGGAGACCGCGTGGTGGTACTCTTGATTAACGACTCTTTGGATGAAGGCGTGGTAATCGGAAAACTATGAACACTTTACGTCTGCCTATTGCTTTCAATTTCGACAGCACAATGGAAACGATTACTGACGGCACCGACGAATTTTATGCAACGCTGCTCGGAAACGCGATACAAATACAAAAAGGCGAACTTGCATTGAGCAGACTTTTCGGTATAGACGACCCTTCTTTTTCGGGTAAATCTTTGACCACCCTCATAAACGAGGCGGCATCGTATGTTCCAGAAATCCTAGTTTCTGAAGACTCAACAGTAACGAGAGCAGATAGCGACGGAAATATTAATCTAAAAATAAAATTTAAGAAAGTTACCTAATTATGTCCAACCCAAATTTTCAAGAATATGTAGATTTCACCGTTTTTGACTTAGATGCGGATGAGGTTTACGAAGATGCGGTTGAGTATGCACAAACATCTTTTCCTGAATTCACTCCGAGACTCGGAACAGTTGAAAATGCCCTCCTAGAGGCGACATCCTTTCAAACGGCATACATGGTTGACGCAGCCAACCGTCTACCAAACGGGTTGATGGAGGGATTGCTGAAACTCATGGGTTTCAACAGAATTAGTGCCACACCATCGGAAGGAACCGTAACATTTGACGTGACCGTAAACACCGGCGTGACAATTAGCGCTGGAACCGTTGTTTCGTTTGACGTGTTGGTTGATGGTGTATTGACACAGTTTTTGTTTGAGACCATCAACGATTTGGTCATCGCTTCGGGAAATACTTCTGGAACCACAGCAGTTGAGGCTGTTACGCCATCGGAGTATCCCGATATCCCAGTCGGGTCACCACTTACACTCGTTTCAACGAGCCCGTTCATTTTTGATATGACCTTGGCTTCGCTGAGCACAAAAGGAACTGACGCAGAAACAGATGAGGAGTACTTTTCAAGAGGCGCAACGTTTCTCGGCTCTTTGAATAAGTCACTTGCAACAGCCTCACAAATGACGGACTATATAGCCACCACCTATCCAACTGTCGCAAGATTTAAGGTTTACGATTTGACGCAGGCAAAACAAACTGACGTGATTAACGCTGTTCTCGCTGCGAATACCGTGACTCTGACTACACGGTATGCGCATGAATTGAGTGTTGGCAACTCTGTTGTCGTCGCCAAGATGACAAATACCGTGTATAACGGAACATACATGGTTGTGGCAACACCAACTTCCACAACTTTTACTTATTCAAGAACCAATGCCGACATCGCTTCCGCAGCGACGACCGTAGGGCATGTGTATCTTGCCAACGGAATGCAATTTGCAACTGCAAATGTTGGTGGCGCCGTGTCGGTATCAATGTGTGATTCCGAAGGTGAACCGATATCCGTCGCACAAAAGTTGATAATTGAAGAAGATTTGGAACTCAAGACAGTTGCTGGCTTGAAAATTTATATGCACGATACGCATACTTTTGCTGTCGATGTTGCTATTTCTGTAAAAACACTAGCAAATTTTTCTACTGCGTCCGTTTCGCTTGCTGTTTCTAAAGTAGTTGAGGATTACCTTTCTATTAACGGATGGGATTTTGAATCTTCCATTGACCAAAGAAAATTGAGTGCGATGGCAGCAAAAGTTGACGGTGTGTCCTATGTGGTTTCTGTTGTGTCAACGCTTCCGTCTGCGGTACCCTTACTTGCAACGGCTGCTGGCGGTGATATAACACTCCTGCAAAAAGGAGCGATACCTATCGGTAATTGCACGACTACGGCTACATGACATGACCGTAGTTAATTACATTGATGAATCAGAAAGAATATTCAGGGAGCCTGTTGCCTTCGCTCAGTTGAGCGATTTGTGGCGTGCCGAAGGTGGGCTTTCTTTGTCCCCTAGCACGACCGTATATCAGGATTCAGAATACGGGTCTTTACTGGCAAACGGCGATATTTCGGGGTCCGTGTACTTCAATGATTGGTTGAACCCCGCAACAGACATTCCTTCACAATTTTCGGTTTCTGGTGCCACAGATTTGAACGATGACATTGTGTCTTTTGTTTGGGTTCGTGCTACAAAAAATTGTGTTTTGCGAATGAGAAATATCAGGACAGTGGCTACATATAACACAGCAACTGGCAATTACGAACTGTCCACCGATGCAAACGACAGGGTTGTGGGAGAATGGGGAACCCTGCACTATCTGCTCGGCGTACAGGACGAGCCGACATGGAAACTATTACGGGCGAGAATGCTGGCTTTGACAGACGACGGAAATGATGTTCGCTATGCCATGGGGTTTGAAATTGAAATCGTTTTTGATTCGGTTGCGGGGGATGTGAACATCTCTCGTCCGACTATCACCATGTTGGGTGATGCGTTTGAAAACGAGTTTCTTTTAGAATGTGTTCCGTTGTTGCCAAACTTGTTGCTAGAAAACGATTTTGCAGACCCGACGACGAATTCTGTGCAGTTTCCTTTGATTCGTTTATTTGATGTCATGACACATTCGTTGACAAAGGTTCAAGAAACCTTAAAATCTTTCATTTATAGAAATGAAAGTCAAGGTTTTGAGGAATCGGAGATTGAAACATATAATGCCCTCATCTCACCGATATTGATAGATAGATTAGACCAATTGAAGTGGTTGGCTCAGTTCAGGGGGCGAGAACTTATTGTAACTTTTGAGCCATCCACTGAGGGCGAAGAGTGGACAGAATTTGTTTTGGACAGCGCAACTTCCGGTGTTTTGGATTCAACTTCTGTAATTGCGACGTCAGAAACATCAGTTGGTGGACTTTCTGGCGGTGTTGCTGCGTTCTTTAAATGGCAGGTAGAAAACGGATACTACGGTCATAACGCGGGAACTATTACTGCAATGGTTGAAGCGATAAAACTTTTGTTGGATGGCGACAAAACAGTAAATTATACGGTTGGTGTGAATACGGTTGCATTCCAAACCAAAATAGGTCAAACTTATGGCTCTAGTGGTTTGTCGGTCGGTCAATCAAACCCGAATGTTTTGCTGGTGCTTGAACCTGCGCGACCACTGGGGCTCATAGTAACCCACGAACTAATATCTTAAATGTTTCCTCACCGTCCTGTGGGAAAGTATCGTGTAAAATTGTGTTATCCCGAAGAAGGGTGGTGCAATGTCTGACGACGATGCGAAGCAAGAGCAAATGATGCAAGATATTCAGAATTCCATCAAAAACGCCTTGCCAGACAAAATCGTCACAAATTACATCATCATCGCAGAAGTTGCCGATGAAGAGACCCAAAATCTTCACTTAGCCGTTTCTCAAACCATGACACCATGGCTTGCTTACGGGATGCTTCACTCGGCAAGCGGAATGCTTGCCGAAGGTGAAGTTGATTTTGCTAATCCAGAAGAATCAGAAGATAACGAATAGTTAAGGGAGTAACGATGAACAGCAACGTAAAAGCAAACTTGGGTGACCAAGCAGTAAAGGGAGCAGCGCTAGGCGTTCTTGCGTATGCCGCAGATAAGGCTGGTTTAAGCACGGAAGCCGTGGCATTTCTTATGCCCGTCGCCTTGACAGCCCTCGCGTGGCTTTCCACGAAAATTGGCGACAAAACGACCACCGCCCTATTTCAGGCAGCACAAGCAGCGATTAACGAACACGGCAAGAAAAAGAAGTAACTTCCCTACCACTACATCTGTTTTCCTTTATAATAAGACACAGGTTTTGTGTCGAGGTAACAAATGCTGGCTGGTAGATATAACATCATATGCGACCAAGGTTCTACCTTTGTGCGTGAGATTGAGTTGATGGATTCTGATGAATCACCGTACAATCTCACTGGTTACACGGCGAGAATGCAGGTGCGTCGGGAGGTTGATTCGTCCGGCAGCCCCTTGATTGAACTCAGCACCGCCAATGGGCGCATAGTTCTATATAACGCAAGTGGAATCATTGAACTTAAATTGACCGCAGGTGAGACGGCAGGCTTGACAAGAGGCGGTTACTACGATTTGGAAATCGTACAAACCTCAACAAGTAAAGTTTTTAAAGTTTTGAGGGGCGAGTTCCGTCTGGAGAAAGAGGTTACGCGCTGATGCCGACGATTCCCGTGAACCTGAATAATGCTGATTTTAATGTTGTTGTTGAGGACCAACGCAACATTGTTCAAATTGTTGCCGAAGAACCAAACGTTGTACGTGTAACTATTCCAGGTCTCATTAATAGGCAGTCCTTGGTTTACGGGAGCGGTGTTCCTTGGGAGATTGAGGTGGAAATCTAATGCCCAATATCCCGTCGGACTACGGAAACGTCGGAGATATTTACATTGATGTAGATACTGGTGATTTCTACGGACCCAAAACAATAGCAGGGTGGCCGGACGCGCCGTTTTTCACCGCCCTCACTTCTTTGACGGTAGATGAAGCAGTTCTCAATGACCGCCATGTCCATACTCAAAACGCTGCCTCATCCACATGGACGATTGTGCATGCGCTCGGTGGACGCCCGTCTGTCACGGTGGTTGATTTAGCATCAACCAAGGTTTATGGGGAAATAGTGTATGATAGTGACACACAAATAAGAGTTCTTTTTTCGGCTCCTTTCAGTGGTTACGCCTATTTGACGTGAGGTAAATAATGGCTCAGAAGTTCCTAACGAATATAAACCTTAATCAGAACCAACTGATTAATGCCACGTTTGAGTTCGCGTCCTCTGACCCTGGTTCGGGCAACTTCGAGGGTCGCCTCATCTACAACTCAACCGAAGACACCATCAAGGTCTATTCGGGTTCCGCGTGGAGAAAGATGCTCCACAATGTCGTCAAGGGTGGCGCGCACACAGATGCGATAACACTCAACGAAGAAAACGGCACGATTACCATCACGCTCAATCTTGCCGATGCGGACAGCGCGGGCTTGCTAACCGCCGCGCATTTCAACGACCTAACCGCCGCAACAGCGGACGCAACTGGCGGCACACTCGCCAAGCGTGATGGTAGCGGAAGGATTCATGTCGGCACCCCGACACAGGACACCCACGCCGCCAACAAGTCTTACGTTGACGCTGCCCGTCAGGGTCTTGATGTCAAGAAGTCGGTGCGCGTCGCGACAACTGCGGCGATTAATATCGCCGAGGACCTTGAGGCTGGCGACGTAATCGACGGAGTAACTCTCGTCGCTGGCGACAGAGTCCTCGTCAAGGACCAAAACACCGCCTCGGAAAACGGCATCTATGTTGCCGTTGCGTCTGGCGCCGCTTCCCGTTCTTCTGATGCAAATGGAACTGCGGACACTGGCGAACTTTCGGGCGGCACATTCACGTTCGTTGAGGAAGGTACCACGAACGCAGACCACGGGTTTGCCATTTCATCCAATGGACCGCTTACTGTCGGCACGGATGCAATTACCTGGACGCAATTCTCTGGTACTGGTTCGTTTACTTCTGGTAATGGTTTGTCAAAAGACGGCAACACAATCAACGTCAACGTCGTTGCGGATAGGACGGCAATCACTGGTGATGCAGTTGATATTGCTTCCACTTACGTCGGTCAAGCAAGCATCACGACACTTGGAACAATCACTACTGGCACATGGACCGCCACGGATGTCGGTATTGCACATGGTGGTACGAATGCGTCTGACGAGACTACGGCAAGAACAAACCTTGGTGTCAAGACGACCGTTGGTGCGGTTACAACCTCAACATCTACTCTTGCAAGAATTGCCTCGCAGGGCTGCACCGCAAGCGCATCAGGGCAATCAGTAACGACGGTTACCCACAACTTCAATACTAAAAACG